TTGCTGACAAGCAGCTCGACAATGATGTAATCACTGAAGCGGGTACTAATCTGTTTGAGAAACTGGCTGATAAGGTGCATAACACTGACTCACCAGATTACGTCAAACTCAAAGCTGTTATGGATGTAATCTCTGAAAACTTGACCACTGGCCCGTTCCGTAAAGGCGAGCGTGACCCTCAGAGAGCACTTTTTAACGCTCAGAAAGCTTTGTTTGATGGTTTACAGCGTAAAGCTGAATTCCCTAACAATCCAGAACTCTGGTTATCTACCACTGAACGTAACGCTATCGGTGAAGCCTACACCGGTAAAGTTGGTTCTAAAGATTATGGTAGTATGTATCAGAAACTTCGTTCTGGTCTGTTCGAAGATGAAAACACTCGTGAATACGTACACCTGCCAATCGAAGCGATTAATAAGAAGATTAAAAATCTTCGTAAACGCAGAGAAGGTGCTCGTGACCTGAGTGAGGGTGCAATCAACGTTCAAGATATTAAGTAATTGTAAGGAAGGTGTGTGATGGGCACTAATATAATTGTAACCATTACACATCAATCCTTTAAGGTACTAAATCATGAACGATTACAGACTTCCTTCCGGTAAAAGCAAAGATTTTTGGGAACGAAAATCTGAGTCTCGTAAAGAGAGTAAGATTAACAAGAAGAAGGAAGATAAGAACCAATGGACTCCATACCGGAGTTGGTAATTAAATTAGGCTCCCTCGTGGAGCCTTTCTTTTTATTAAGGTATACGAATGTCTAAGAAACGATTTTTCAAGAAGAGAGAACCATCACTCAAAGGTACTGGATATGATTCCTACCTGGAGAAGCATGTACATCAAAATCTTCTGCCAAATTCAAGATTCCACAACAAGGAAGACAAGGTGTCATACACCGTGACTCATACTTACGAGCCTGACTTCGTTGTTGAGAAAGATGGTAAGACTTTCTATGTTGAAACTAAAGGAAGGTTTAGAGACTCCACAGAAGCAAGGAAATACTTGTTCATAAGAGAGTTTTTACCAGAGAATGCAGAGTTAGTATTCGTCTGGGAGAAATCCAATGTAGCTTTTCCTTTTGCTAAAAAGAGGAAAGATGGCACAAAGGCCACCCACGAAGAGTGGGCTAATAAAAACGGATTCAGGAACTGGGTTCAAACAAACTTTAGAGAGGAAGTTCTATGATGATTGCTATCAAGGATTGGGTAAAACAGGTAGGACTTGGGGCAGGTATAGTAGCTGTTCTCAGTCTTTTTCCAATAGGCTATTTTTATGGTGTTAGTTCTGAGAAAGCTGAGGCAGGTAAGAGGTATACTGAAGGTTTGGAACAATTAGTGAAGAACTATGGTAGCACTCAGACTCTGCTTAACTCAATAGCTCAAAGTCAGCAACTAACATTGTCACTGATAAACGCCAAACAAAGCGGGGTTAGGGAAGGTGTTAATGAATACAATAAGACTCCTCAGTCTTCCACTGTTGGTCTTGATGATAAGTGGGTGCAACTCTACAACGAATCTATCAACACAACTGAGTCTAGAACCGGAATCAAGGTTGATGGTAAGAGCGGAACCAAGAAAGAAACTTCAAACCGGTAAAGGTAATGGAGTTCAACTTTCTGTTATCACTGAAAACAACATGATTTGTGAAAGAGAGATTAATAAACTCACTGATTTACAAGATTGGGTTTCAGTGTTGAAACATGTTCCAAAGGATTAAGAGAAAGGGGATTAATTTCCCCTTTTCTTTTATACAGTGTAAGATAATAAGAAAACCAATATTTAGTTCCCTTTATTATATGTGGATTTACTGTTTACTTTTTAGCCACGTAAATAGTCTTTTTAATCTCTTTTGGAACTACTTCGAAGTACTGAGGGTCAGCATATTCCCAATCAGTGAAGTAACTACCAGAACGACCAATGACTACTGAACAGAATACAGTCTTTTCTTTATCAGCGAAGATTGATTCTTGATACTCATACTTCCCTTCATTAATCCAATCACCTTCTTCGATGAGAATAACATCGTCGTCTTTATCTACTTCAACGCAATCGTATTCATCATAGGTGTTTTTCAGGAATTCTTCAAGCTGTTCGTAATTCATAAGATTTAATCCATTCTTCAATTGTTGGAGGAGAAACTTTCTCAATTGCAGCTCTCATTATAGCTGCTCTGTGTAATTTGTCCTGAATCTCAGGAACTTTGACTCTGGTTTTAGGAACCATAATCGAAACATAAGAACTGTCTGCCGAAGCAAACGGATATTGACTCAAGGCACGAACATCCAAAGCCCTCAAACCATGAATCTTAACATCAAACTTGTTCTTAATGTAGATGAAGTCAAATACCTCATCCATACGCTCACGCCAAGCCTTAGAACGGATTGATTTGTGCTTACCCATACAACCTATGGCAACTCTATCAAAACGCTCACAAAGCCTTCCTAGGCGCTCTAATGAGCCCTCACTATGCCAAACTGGAACTGCCTTACTGATTATTTCTTCTGGGACTTTTGAGAGGAGTTCGTCGTTTTCCTCATCAGAGCCACCAATAACATCAGGGACAATAAACCAGCTGATACGACTAAAAAGAGAGCTAACCCAGCTATAATACTTAGACCAGTGCTTGTCCCAATCAACAATTTCACCCTTCCTTGTGGATTTCATCCAAACAGAGAAAGCACCATTGTCAAGAACAAGTTCACAATCTAATTGAACAATCCTTTTGATTTGGTCTGGTCGGTGAAAAGAAACCAAGGCTCCACCTCCACGGTAGAGCGCTTTGATTAACTCATCACCTTCACCGCCCCAAATTGGACCCCCGTGAAAGTGTACTGTCAAAACGGTAACTCCTCAAGCTCTTTCTTGACTGCAATGGCTACTGCTTCGTCACAAGCTGGGCATGACCACATCTCACCATGCTTTGTTCCGTACCCACTTTCAGCAGCTATTACTGGAACCTTAGCACTACAAGTGCAGTTAACATATCCATCATCATCTACCTTAAATGGTAAATCTACAGCCTGTCTCTTAGCCATTGACCAATTCCTTCGCCTGTCGCTTAAATGTCTCCAGACCTTCCGTGTCGTCACAGTAGTAAAGCTCCGCTTCAATAAGTGCATAATGGATAACTTTCAGTAAATCCTGAAGACCATTCTTATTCTTATGACGAAAAGCATACTTAATCATGTTACACTGTTGAAAGTCCAACTGAGGATTAGCATGATAAAACTGAATTGGCTGAATTGTGTTGGAACCTTGATAATGAGCCCCACCAACCATAGTATTTAAAGCACTCAAGCTTCAACCTCCATTGTTTCAATGTAATAGTTATGTTTATTAATACCTAAAGACTCTGCTTTAGCTCTTGCACCCTCTTCTGTGTGGTGCAGACTACGTACCATGAAAGCATACTCGCCCTCAACAGATTCTTCTACCATTAATGCGAAAACAACCTGAACCATTATATTACCTCAATGCCCAAGAGATGCCAAGTGCAAATTCTGTTTGTCTTAATTTCTTGTTAAGACGCCAAGCGTAAATTGTTAATCCGAGGTTACAAACAAATGTAACCCCGAATAAGAACTGATAAACTTGTAACTCATTCATAAGTAACCTTCAATCTCTTAATTTCAGTAACATTGGGACTCGGTCTTTCATACATCATGAAAGGCTCAGTCATTTGGAATTCATATATTTCACGACCAAATGGTAATTGGATAGGTTTTTCCAGTTTACGCTGGATTATTGCCGTCTCCATTGGTCCGTTAAAGAGTTCTAACCAATCTTTAAGCCTTTCAATAACTTCCTGTTGAGCTTTGATACGGTGTTTCATCATCTCATTATCAGCGGATAACTCAATGTTTTTAATCTTTAATTCACGATTCTCTTCGTAAACACCTCTTTCTGGATTAGTAAACATAGCAAGGTTTTCCTTTCTTCTTCATGCAATCAATCATGTGTTTCGTACCCTTAGACTCTCCATCCCAAAAGATGATTGCTTGGTCAGCATATAGAGCCATTTGAGCATTTCGAAGCATTCCAGCCTTCTTGCCATGAATGTGCCACTCAGGTATGAATCGTTTAATTGGAGCTTTGCAGCGACGTGCTACACACTCTCCATGCTGGTCTGGACCACGAGCACCACCGGAAACGACCTCGGTAATAGATGCTCGTATCTCTTTGGGAATCTTATTCCACTGAACAACGAACTCTTCCCAACTGATATCTCGTGTTCCGGCGATGATTGTTTTCACTCTTTAACACTCCAACTGATTACAAAATAATCATCTATCAACCCATCTTCTTTCATTTTATGACCAACAGATTCTGCTTTTTCTTCAGTTGAGAAAATATCTTCAATTTCAAAATCAGAATCTGGGTTAAGTAGATACGGCTTTTCACGAATCTCAAGTACCCAAACTTTCATGATGGACAAATGACCTCGTACTCTGTAATCCTAAAGTCAGAACATGCTGACACTTCAGCGTCATGCTCTGCCATTTCGAGCAATAGATATACACCCTGGAATTCCCAAGGCTCAAACTCATCAGTGAGTTCGTCGTAATCCATCGTCTCCAAGACGTAAACCTTCATTTGGGGCTCCTAAGACTGAGATTTCCATTACCTCATAATCTTGGTCTGGGTTATCTTTAACGTATTCCCGACCAACCCTGTCAGCATCTTCTATGTTCCAGAAGACACCTTTTAGCTGCCATTCAAACTCATTGTAAGCTGAGTAAGAATCAGCCGTTACTTGCAATACGGCTACCTTCACAGGACACTCTCTTATATTTCAAAACCATTTCATATTGAGAAGTTGCTTTTGTATAAGCAATCCACTCAATTCCTTTGGAAATTGCCAACTCTTTAAGCCACTTGTAGCCACCCACAAGAGCACGTCTGTGCTCGTCTGTGGAGAACGCTACCAGAACACTAAGGCAATGTCCTACGTGCATGTCATACTCTTCGTATATCGCCATAGAGGCCACTATATTTCGTTCATCGTCATAGACGACATACTCATATCGGTCTGTACTTTGGATAATTCGTAAAGTAGTCTGGTAGAATTCAAAAGGACTGCGATGGTGGAACAAAGGTTGGCCATTGAATACCATTTGAGCAAAGCGAGGGGTGAACCCATAGGTAGTTTGACCAGCGCTCAACTCAAGTTTTAATACATTCATGGCCAATTCCTTAATTAATCACAAGATGGACTTGAGTAATCACAGCTAGGAGATGAGTCATAGCTGGGGCTTGAGTCATACTGGGAATAAATCCAAGGGTCATACGCTGGAGTTGATGCTGAACGAGCTTCATCTTCACGACGACGACGATAAGTTTCGTTACAGACTATCTGAGATTGACGAGTCTGGTGTACTGAACCACAATTAGAGCAACGATTAGTCATTAGTTTTAGCCTCAATACGAGATAATTCACCAAGAGTAGGAGCTTGTGCCTGACCTACACTTGCATGTTGTGTTTGACCACCAATGGCAGTCGGTTGGTTATACCAATACTCTATTCCACCGGCTCCTGGGTTTCGCCAAGGGATTCCGCCACCGCCCGGGTAAGCAATACCCGAACCGGAACGACCTGGGCAAAAATGCGCACCTTGGATGTAGGAGCCGCACGTTGGGCAAGGTTGAGGCCCACGCGACGCACGAATAAACCGCTTAGCAGCGGCAAGAAGAACATCATAACCAACATCGGGCTGTAGGCCTTCAGCTACAGCAACAGCTCTTTCCAGAGCATCTAAGCTTGTGTTATTCAATTGGGTTACCTTCCTTGTCACATTCACGGACATATAAACCTACTGGGAATTGAGGAAGCCCATCATTAGTCAGAGCTTGATACTTATAAGTAATCCATTTACCAATAAGTTTACGCTGCTCAGCAGCTAAACGCTCATCATGAGAACCCTTCATTTTGCACTTGAATTTCTTATTAACATCACCCTTCATGTGCAGTTTGAGGACTCCTTCCCCATTCAAATCTTCTTCAACATCTTCCACATATGCTTCAGCATCATTCATAAGCTTCCACTTCTGTAGGTGATGTGAGCGGTGATTATATTCATATACACCACGCAGATTACGAAGCATTAAACCTTCATAACCTTCATTCATAAACTTGGTGAGGAAGATACGAGCAGCTTCTTCACTGTTTACCGTAACGTTACCAACCACTTTCAGCGGAAGACGGCAAGCCTGTTTAACAGACTCAAGTAACGTCTCTTTACGTTCTTGCCAAGGGACACGCTGAACTGGTACGTCAAAAATATGAAACTCAAGTCGATGAGTATTCATATTTGGCTTCTTAACAGCACTTACAATGTCTTGAAGTGGAAGACCATGAATATACAATTCACCATCCAACTTGTCAACATGTGCTTTCTTAGAAACCAGAATTAATTCACGACGGATATGTTCAGGGCAGTCATAAGTCTTACCACCACGAGAGTGGAGAGTTACTTCACCATCAACAATGCTTGCAATACAGCGTACACCATCGAGTTTAGGAGAAACATCGCAAGGAAAAACGATACGATGAGACTGCTGAAGATAATTATGAGCAAGCATAGGAAGAGCTTCACCAACATTCCTTGCTTCTTCAATTGTCGGTCGGTAGCACTTGTCGAGTTGCTTTGCATACTTTGCTTCAGCTTCTCGGAGCGCTTGTTCATGGGGAGATGTCTCATTAGCTTTACCAATGTTCTTGCCCTTCACAGTAGTTTCTTTTGACTGCATCTTGCCGCCAAACTTACCATGCCGAACAACGATAGTGGATTCAAGGACTTCAATAGTCCAATGTTTAACGCCACCATTCTTATCAACTGCAAACAACTCTTTCATCTTCTTTCCTTAGAGACGAAAAAGGCTCCCGAAGGAGCCCTTTATAATTACTTCAGACCTTTAGTTGCTTTCATTACGAGAGCAATATTGGCAATTTGGGTTGGTGTTACATCCTCAAGGCCAAGTTCCTGGATAACCCGCAAAACATCCTTTGGGTCCAGTTCATCACCATCACCATCGTAAACAGCTTCTGCACCTTCAACCTGTGCATTATCACGAGGCTCAGCCAGAGCCGCTTCCTGAACCAAATTACCATCAGACAGTCCAGTAACATCTTCAATGTCAGAACCATCCAGTCGGTCAAACTCGGTAGTATTAGCAACAGGGTCTCGTTCCTGAGCACCCTTGAACTCATAAACCTCAGAACCAGAAGCAGTCATTGCAGATTGGAATGAACGTTCTGTAACTTCTTCAATATCACCGCTGACCAGGTACAGTCGAACGTAATCTTTAGAAGGGCGTTCCATCTTCGTAATCAGTGACAGGTTCAGAAACACAGGTTCCGGATGGTTCACAGAGGTCAGTTGATACATCTTCAGGCTCATTAGCAGCTTCCTTACTTATAGAGTAATCCAACCAGTCCCAATTGAACAGGTTGTCGGGCGTCTGCCCTATATAAAGTAATCTTGCATTCTCAAGCATGATGTCTTCATGCTCATCACCGAATACAATTTCATATTGCGCTTTAACAATGTCGTAGAGTTCTTGAACAGTTGTAGCATTTTCGAGTAACTTGATGGCTGTCTTCTCACCAACGCCTTTACGACGCATCATGAGTTTACCGCCCCACATTGTCTCTTGCTTCTTACCACACCCAATAATATTATCTGTATTATCGCCGTGAAGCATTTGTTCAAAGAAGAATCTCTTAGATTCGAACTCATCCACCCAATGTTTTTGTATTTCAGGCTGATTATCACCGCAAGCCCATCTGTAATGCCAACCGAAGCAAGTCCACATGTCTTTATCACGAGTAGCAATCAGTGTATTTTCTGGGTCTTTACGCTGTTCAATGGCTAACCAATCATCAGCTTCCATACCGTCCACCACTACATGAGGGTGGTTCTTAATAATGTAATCCCCAACAGTTGCGTAATGGAAAGGCCGCTGTTCGTTAGGGTCTCGGTTCCCTTTGTAGGGTTCCTGTTTGGCGACTTCGTTTCGGAAGTTACCTTTACCGGAGAGAGCACAAATGTACTCATCTCCTTTGTTAATCTTGAACACATGTTGAATGAGTTCTTCAACGAGCTTACAAATCTCACCCTCAGGTGCAGGAACATATTCCTTTTCGATGAATGGATGGGCTGCTTTAACAGAGCCAATCTGGTATCGAAGAATGTCGGCGTCAATTAAAATTCTCATTGCTTCTCCAACTGGTCGAACTTAGCGGAAGCAGCTTTAAGAGCTTCAGCTTTGAACTTTGCAGTTGGAAGTGCAGATTCTCGTGCCTCAACAACTTGAGTCTCAATGTTAACAATGAGATACTCGTTGTCATAACGGTTCACGACGATTTTGTACATTCCGTTGTCGTATAAGCTATCCATGCTAACTCCTTAGTCGTCAAGAACTACATTATGTGGTTCGAGGTTGACGATAAGGCGATTACGAATACGGTGCAAACTAACATAAATGTTATTCGCTGTCATACGATGCTTCTTAGCGACGTCCTTGGTTTCCAAGTTCTTCAAGTAGATATCAGCGAATAACTCTCGCTCTGAATCTTTAAGACTTTCAAAAGCCTCTTGAACAAAATTGGATGCCTCGTCTGATAATAGCTCTCGAATGGGGTCAGTTAATCCATCGTCATGGCATTCAAACTCTAACACATTGTCATACAATTCAGTGTCTACTCGGTCGAATTCCTTGCGTACATATCCATAACGGACATTGTTAGCTATCGTACCGATTACACCACCTAACTTATCCCACTGAATTCGGTCCCAATACTGCCAAACTCTCAGAAGAGTTTCTTGAGCCAAATCTTCAGCAAGATGATAATCTTTTTCCATGTAGAAGAATTGCTTCTGCAATGGACCCCAGAATTCAGCATACAATTCTTCGAATGTGTATGAAGTTTTCTTAGGAGTTGGAGCACTAATGCGCTTTGCCATAATACAATCCCTGTATTGAATGGAAAACAAGTCTTCAAAACACCTTGAAGATTTTAAATCATAAACTCTAGCGAGTTTTAAGGGCTTCCCGACGAAGCCTCGCGTTTTAATACGAAGTTTCATGGGAAACCCTTATCTTAATTAGAACGGAATGTCGTCGTCAAAGGCAACATCGTTCGGGGTGTTACGAGTGTTGGTATTGCTACCGTACTTCTCTTCTTCACGAGTAGTAGTGTTATCTGGACGGTCACCATCACCACCATCATTTACAGGCTCTTTACCTGCATATGGGATGTGCTGAGCATCTTTCGCTTCAGTCAGCATGTCACGCTGGAACTTGTAAACCTTAGCATACGCAGCAGTCATTGCTGGAGTGTCGGAGTACGGGTTGAACGCAACCATTTCTGAACGAGCTTCACCTACTTTAGATTTGTTACGAGAGCTAACAGCGCCAACAGAGGTTACTTTGTTACGAGTGATGCCCTGTTTTGTGGTATAAGAACCAACACCAACAGAAACAACTTCACCCAGTTTATCCATGAACCATTCCAGATTGCGTGGAACTTCAGTGATAGTTGGGTCAATTGCTTTGCAGAGGTCGAATACACCACCACGTTTAGCACCTGGGAACAGGAAGTAATCTTTGAACTGGCAAGATGGACGAGGGTCAATCGGCTTACCGACTTTATCTTCGTCACCTTCGAAAGTACGACCAGTAGCATCGATATCAATCAGTTCGAATGCAATGGAGCACTTAAAGGCTGGAGCTTTGCGTTCGCCCTGCCATTCAGGTTGTTCCTGAACACCAAGACCGATAAAGCGGACAATACGCGCATCATATACATCGTTTTCGATAACGTCATATACAGTACGGGATTTTTTAGAAGAGGAAGTAGATGGGATAGCAGTAGTCATGTGTATATTCCTTAATATAGCTCAATTAATATGAAGAGACTGTTTATGCTCTTCGCTTGGTTTGTATATTGTTTAGTGTCAATCCGTGACAATACTTACACATTTAAGTAAATATTTGTGACCGTGAAACACCGTCAAAATAACAGAAATCACCGGCAAATGTGGTATTTCGATGATACAAATCTCGAAGCTTACCACCTGTCTTCTTCTCGTAATGATACTCAATTGCCTTCCTGGCATAAATGAGTCGATTCATGAATGAGTAGTTGTGACTCCTGCTGAAAGTTCTTCCATCAACCGTCTCAGATTTAATGTTCACAAACCGTGTCACTGATTCTAAGTCAATTGTTTGTAGAGCTCTCAACGCTTGAAATAAAGCATATGGAGATGAGGGACGCGAATGACCAGAATTCGCAGCCCCATACAGCACATCTTGAATCCATCCACTGAGTTCATGAAACTCATCAAAATTCGAGAACAAGTTTTGCAGGTCCGAGTTGTCAATTGAAGTGGCTGGTCGTGCCATATTTCCTCATGTTAAATTTCGAAATGAGGACCATCGAACCGTTTATTCTTTTGCCAACCATCAGTAGTAGGTGCCCAGGTTCCACCCCAAACAACTCTAATACCTAACTTGTCAGCAGCAGCTAACACATGTGCAGCCATAACAACGAATCGTTCCAAATTGTTCCAATCCACTGGGTATGGTGCAATGTCAACAGCCCGACCGTCCAAATGCTTAGACTTCATTGTCCAAGACACACCTTTTTCAACATTCTTGCGTTGCTCTTCTACAGTGCGAACCGTAGATGGTAATACAGTAATGTCAAAAGGCATGGACTTAAAGGCTTCTTCAAGAACTTTTCTTAAATCGGGATGTACTTGATTTAATAGCTCTTGCGACTTTTTGCCCAAATGTACGTTGCTCACTGAAATACCTCCGAATATCTTGTAAAGAAATAGGACGATAATTCAGACGCTCTGCACTTGTACAGAAATAACGTGGGTCATTAATAGCAGAACGGTGCATGTGACCGTGAATGTTACGTTTACCACGAAGTTCCATAGGATGCACTGGAATGTGCGTCAGCCAGAACTCTTTGTATTTGATTGGACCAGAGACCCACTTGAACACTTTAGTAAAGTCTACATTGTAGTCGTCGTGGTTTCCGAGAACCAGATGCTTGTTCGGGCACTTAATCTTTGCAATCAAAGCCAAAGCTGAATCATCAAAAACCCAGTCTCCCATAAAGAACATCTTGTCACGCACTGTTACCACTGCGTTGATGTTATCAATGATTGTCTGGTTATGTTGTTCAATAGTGCTAAATTCCGGACGATATTTCAAAATATTTCGGTGGGCAAAATGTCCATCGCCCATAAAGTAAACTTCAGCCATGCTCTTTATCAATCCATGCAGAGACAAACCACAACCCTACAGCAAAGAGGGTTGCGATAAACAGTGCTCCCCAGAAACTCATTCTTGAACCTCTTGAAGCTTAATAATTGTACCACCTAACAGAACTAAGTTCTCTGCTGCAACATCAGCATCGGTGTAAACTTTCTTAACTTCCTTTTGGTCTTTGCCAGAGGAGATTTTAAAAGTGTGGTAATAGTAGAACATTAATCCTCCAAGGATGTAAAAGTTTTTGTTTCTTCAATCTCTGTAGCCAAGTCACCAACATCACCTTCATTAATGCAGGACTGTAACATCCAAGTCATTTGATGAACTGATGGGATGAAGTGTGGAGAGTCGTCAATCCAGATGTGAGGAACCCACCCAATTTCACGGGTATGGTGTCGTTTCTGTTTACCATTAGTGAAAATTACAGGGATACCTGCTTCTTTGGCGAAACTGAGGACATCCTCATTATCACTCACTCCATGCTCATGACGGAAGGTGGTGATGCGAACATCCCACCCAATTCCTTTCATCAAGCAAACTACAGCACCCCAACCCTCGATATCAGCGCTAACTGTATCATCAAAGTCAAGACCAATACGAAGCTCTCGTGTCACAGTAGTTTCCTCAAAATCCATTAGATTGTACATCCGTCACAAGTCAGGTCACCCATCAAAGATGCCTGAAGAATACGAGAAGATTCGTCAGAGTGGAGTGCATCAATCTGCTCTTTTAGCTCTGACAATTTTACAAAGTCAATCACATCACCAGATGTGAAATTAAAATCAGACGTGAAGATGAAGATACCTTCTTTATCTGACGGAGAATATCGTTCAATCAATGTAGTCATTATTCAACTCCTTCAGGTTTAACAAAGTCATATTCGGCAGTCTCTGAGAAACCCACCTTTGGAACTGAGATTAACTTATAAACTTTACCATCCGGGTCGTTTGTACGAGCAACAGTGGCATGTCGTTCATTCATAAAGTAATCAACAGAACCATCAAGTTTTTCTAGTGTCCAAATCTTATACACCAAACCTCCTTAGATTTTATCTACTCGTTCGTAGTACATTTCCATCTCTTTATCCATATTAGAGTGGAACATCAGTATGAAATCTTCATCGACTTCATACCCTATCTCACGAAGCTCTTGTATGCACTGCTCTGGCTGGAATCCACGACTCCAACCATCAATTAAAGCTTCATGGAACCGAGTACCATCTTTATACCCAGTGGTTCTCATAATTAACGAACCTTTTTATAAGTGTAAACACCGTCCTGGACAAGTTTAGATAGACCAGGCAAAACTGTTACTTTATAAATATCAGCAGTTGTGATAGCTTGTGGGCTACCATTCTGCAACACGGCCTTCTTATGAGCTCGTGCTGCTGCTCGTGTTTTATGAATAGATTTCATCTCGAAACCATAAGAGTAAACAAAATGAACTTCCCATTGAACTTTAGACATGTGTGTATCCTTCCGATTCGAGATTGTTGTGAAAAATTAACCAACCAAGAGTTCCGACTTTTAATACTTTAAAGTCCATACTCATAAAGGTTAGATATTCTTCAATGTCATGGCCATAGCACCAAGTGCCATCAGGCCATACGTAGTAATCATCACCCACGTTCCATGTGTCCTTCAATTAGTGCTAGAAACTCTGGATTGGTAAAAGCGTCTTCCGCTGTTGTAAGGAAGTACTGTATACCATTTGATTCCATTTGATACCGTTCACTCATATCAATCTGCGGGTTAACCACAACCAACTTCGCACCACGATTAATTGCTGGGAACAAGTCCCAAATGAAGTTGATTACTTGGTTTGAAGCGCCAACCAGTATGATAATATCATCAGGCATTATATCATCAAACACGTTATACATGTCTTGATATTTTGGAGCCAATTCACCAAAGAAGACAACATCAGGTTTACACCAGTGATAATCATCTGGTTCAATCTGAGTATAACCAATGTTTACACACTGTTCTTCAGAATCTTCTTCAAGTTTATAGCGAAGATAAGTCAACCTTCCATGAACATGAATGACTTCCTCTTCAGGAATTCCAGCACGTTCAAGCAAATCATCAACGTTTGTTGTGACGTTTTTAACACGACCTTTATAACGTTCAAACCACTCAGCAATACGGAGGTGAGCCACATTGGGCTCAACTGTTCCTAGCTCTTCACGTCGCTTGTTATAAAAGGTGTGAGTTTTGTGGTAGAAGTTTCCACGGAAAGCTTGGATGTTACAAACCTCTTCAAGGTCATATTCATCCCACATAGCTTTTCCGCTATCAGTATCAGTGCGGAAAGCACGGACTCCACTTGCCACAGAGAGTCCTGCCCCGCTGACTACAATCAGATTAGGCAAAGGAAACACTCCCATTAGTTTGGAATACAGCTTCAGCAAACCCACGAGGAGTTGCAGAGCGAATATTCTTAGTTTTAAGTGACTTGCC